CCCCTCCCGACCCCCGCCCTCTCACCCCCTCGAACCCCCGATTTCACCCCCTGAAAGCCCGCACAATCCCCTTCAAGGCATAAAATCCCTCAAGGTGTACCCTTACCGGCCCCTAAAATTTTTCGTGCCTTATATCGCCTCTCGTTCGATCACCTGCCCACAGGCCCACAGGCCCACAGGCCCACAGGCCCACAGGCCAACAGGCCCACAGGCCCACAGGCCCACAGGCCCACAGGCCCACAGGCCCCGATGGATTTCCTTACACGCACAAAAAAGGCCCCATATAGGGGCCTCCTGTTGAGTGGATAGGTTTATTTCGTCTGGTAGGTAACATGTACGCGCTGCAATGTCTCATAGTCATCATTCGATGCCAGACTAAAAGCGATAGCGCCAACAATCAAAACAATGCGGACCCATGCATTAGAATCGGTTTCCTTTTTCATGCTGTCACCATTGCGTTAACTTTTTTGGATTTTGCACCATGCGGCAAAAATCCAACGATAACCTTAGACTCCACGCGGTCACGCGCACAAAGTCCGCATGACGCGCACGTTACGGAATCCCTTTGTTGAGCCGGACAAATAACGACACGCGCCAATTCTTCACCGCTATCCGGGTGCGTCAACTTAGTCACTGGCTCTGCATCCTTTGGCATGATGCAAACCGCATTGACGCCTGATCGAATTGCGCTATATGCATCTCCGATACTTTCGCAAGACGCGTTAACGATGACACCATTTTCCCGTGCCCAAGCAAATAAAATCTGATTTCCGGGATACAACTTGTGATGAGAATATATGATTGGCTTTGTATGCTTTGCCGCGTCTACCAGACGTGAAAATGCATCGATATCCACTAACCCGTTATTGTGCGGCAAGTCACCGGCGACATTATGTCGCCACAATTGCTTAGCGGGTAGCGCGCGGATCGAATCCAGCAATGCATCCTCACTTATGCCGGTATCTGTTACGCGGTCCCAATGAAGGGAAAGGGGGAAATTATCAGCATAACAGCCGTTTTTCTTTAGCGCACAAGTATCCGGGCATGACGTACGTTCCGTCATGGTGACTGGAATTTTGCCGGTCTTAACATTGGAACTCTGAGCGGTAAATTTAAATTTCATTTTCTTATGCCTCAAAAACAAAAGGTTTATTCCAGCGTCCGACCTTCACATCGACATAATGCGCAACATGAAAATAATCTGTCATTAAATCCGAATTATCGAACCACTCCGGCCCTTTCATGGCGTCAAAAAGTTCGGAAAGGAAAGCTAGACAATCGCCGTCAAAATTTGAATCAAGCCAATGTGGCGACAGGTCTAAATAAGTCGGTTTTTCACCCAGTAGACCGAAGGTATCTCTCCGCTTTGTTTGTTGCTCATACCAGTTGCCGATCAAGTCAAGCTTGCCAGTGGATAGCGTCACGCAAAGGGTCATATGGTGGCGAATAGAAACCGATCCCTTTATTCCGTATTTTTTAAGAACTTTGGTTATTTCAGGCGTTAGAGCTTTCTTTTCATCTTGTGATATGTAAGCCATGGTCCTATCTCCTTACAGGGTGAAATCAGACGGAATAAACGGGATCGCCACGATAGCGGCGACAGCAATAAAGCCGACAACCGCCATATAAACCTTGAACCAATTATCAGTGCTACACATGTGAATCTCTCCAATGTGGGAACCATCGCCAAACGGATGATTAACCCGGAAACCGTTCAAGAGCAATTGCCCCAGAACTTAGGTTGATTGTATCAAACTAGTTTAATGATGCAAACAATTATTTTTAGTTTTTTGTTGATTGGCGCGCCTTTGGCGTGATAGGTTCGAGCCGTCTAATTTACTGGACGGAATGACAGTGGCATTACAGGAACAAACCAACACAACCGCACCGGCAAAAAAGAAACGTCCGGGCAATCCGGCAAACCTTACGCAAGCCGGAAAGGGTAGACCAAAAGGCGTGCCCAACAAAATCAGCACGACATTCAGGGAAACCATAACCAATCTATTGCAAGACAACAGCGCCAACGTAGGCGTATGGCTTGCCCGTGTCTCAGAAGACGACCCCGCCAAGGCATTGGATCTATTAGCCAAGCTAGCAGAATACGCGGCTCCAAAACTATCGAAAGTCGAGCAAACGTCCGAAGTGAATGTTACTCACGGATATGCTTTCCAGATTGAACGCCCATCAAGGCCAGCGATTGAGGGCGAAGTGGCCAGGGTTGACGTACCAGGGCAGAGCGGCAATGTCGTACCAATTGCAAGCGATTGATTTATAAAGGCTTTTTTCACATTGCGTATAATCACTATTATGTAAAGTTGCAATGTCGCTGAAAATGGCCTGTAACGTGCGAGCGTATGGCGTGAAGGTGGCTAGAATCGCATACAAGGCGCGAAAGATTGCCAGAGGGATATGGGTGAGGGTTTTTCGTTCGTGTTGTGGTGAGGCTGTCAGAGGCCTAGGGGGGCATACCCCTTTTCGCCTTACGGGCCGCGAATCCTCCACTCTATAGCCGAGCCAAATTCCAAACTGTCAACCTAAATTTACAAAAAACCAAATTTCTTTTTGTCAACTTATCTTTACACTTATGACGCCACCGCCCAAACAAATCAAGATGAGCCTGACCGTCCCCCAGGAAGACTTCGTGTTCTCGGAGGCCAAGCACCCCGGTATGGTGGCTGGCTACGGCAGTGGAAAATCTCATGCCGCAGTTGTTAGGATTGCTATTAGGGCGCTTCAATATCCAAACCTATCATTTGGTTTTGTTGAGCCGACATTCGACTTGATCCGGCTGATTGCGTACCCAAGGTTTATGAACTTGTTTGATGAGTGGGGCGTCACTTACAAACTAAATCGCGCAGATAACATCATCACAGTTGAAAACGGAGCGCAGATTATCTTCAGATCGGCAGATACGCCTGACAGACTGGTCGGTTTCGAAGTCGCAGATGCGGTGATCGACGAAGCCGATACCCTCCGGCCAGAGCAGGCGGCTGATGTGTGGTCCAAGATGCTAGGCCGATGCCGCCAGAAGAAGCCGGATAACACCCCGAATACTTTGGCGGCGGTATCTACGCCGGAAGGATTCGGGTGGATGTATGAGACTTTTGGCAAGACACTCAAGCCAGGATACGAACTTATTCGTGCCCCCACCTCAAGTAATCCGTACCTTCCTGCCGGATATGTCGAACAGTTGGAGGCCACTTACTCTACTTCACAGCTTGCGGCGTACCTTGACGGCCAGTTCGTCAACCTAAACTCAGGATCCGTATACCCCGGCTATGACAGAAGGCTCAATCACACCAACACGGTGGAACAGCCAGGAGAACCGCTCCACATCGGGATGGACTTCAACGTCACCAATATGTCGGCCATTGTCCATGTGGTTAGAGACAATCAGCCCAGGGCGGTGAATGAACTGGTGAAGGTGTTCGATACGCCGGAAATGATTCGAATCATCCAAGAACGCTACCGGGGCCACCGTGTTTTTGTGTACCCGGATGCCTCGGGATCTCAGCGCAAGACCAACAATGCGTCAGTATCGGATCACGCTCTCTTGAGAGCCGCCGGATTCGTGGTATGCGCCAACACAAGAAACCCTGCTGTGAAGGATAGGGTATTGTCGATGAACAAGTCACTGGAAACCCGCGAGTACCTCATCAACACGGATCGATGCCCGATGCTGGCTGAGTCACTGGAAAAGCAGGCGTACAACAAGTCAGGTGAACCGGATAAAGGCGCGGGATTTGACCATACCAATGACGCCGCTTCCTATTTTGTGGTATATCGCTATCCTATCCAGAGCAATCGCCCCCGTTTGGCACTCGTTGTAGGTATTTAGCATGGCAGTAGACACAAAGCACGAAGAGTATGACGAGCATTATGACCAATGGGAGCGGTGCGAACACGCCGCCGAGGGTCAGGATGAGATTCATGAGTACGGCATTGCGTACCTCCCCCGGCTATCCGGCCAGACGGATCAGGAATACAAGGCGTACAAGCAACGTGCATTGTTCTACAACGCCACCCAGCGCACGATTGATGGTTTGACCGGCCTCTTGTTCATCAAGCCACCGATCACCGAATACCCGCAAGCCTTAGAAGCAATCACCGCTGATGTCACGATGTCAGGCGTGAATCTGCACCAGTTCGCGGAAATGGTGGCCGAAGAAGTGGTGATGCTAGGCCGTGCAGGCGTCTTGGTCGATCACCCGCCGATGACGGAGGCCCTGACATTAGCACAGGCGCAGGAACAGGGAATGCGCCCGTATATGCGTCTCTATGACGCCGAGTGCATCATCAACTGGCGCACGGAACGCATCGCCGGGGTTGAGATGTTGGTTCTGGTCGTCTTGGAAGAAGAGTACGAGGTCGCAAAGGACGAATTTGAGTACGAGTGCAAGGAGCAGTACCGTGTTCTCGATCTTATCAACGGCGTCTACCGTCAACGAGTGTTCAGAAAGGACGAACGAGGGGACTTTTATGTTGCGGAAACGATTTTCCCCACAAGCCAAGGACGCCCCATCGCCCGTATCCCGTTTGAGTTCTTCGGCGTCCGGGATAACACCCCCAGTGTGGACAAGCCTCCTCTCTTGGATCTGGTTGATGTCAACCTGTCTCACTATCGAACAACCGCCGACTACGAACACGGACTTCACTTCACAGGACTCCCAACCCCTGTGGTTACAGGGTTTTACTCTGACGATAACTCCGCACAGCTTCGGATCGGATCAGGAACGGCCTGGTTGCTTCCCGACCCCTCCTCCCAAGCCTTCTATCTGGAATTCACCGGCCAGGGCCTCTCGGAACTCAGGGAAGCCCTCCGCGCCAAAGAAGCCATGATGGCGACACTCGGAGCCAGAATTCTGGCCCCGGAGCGCAAGGTGAGTGAAACCGCACAGGCGGCGGCGATTCATCAGGCCGGTGAAAACTCGGTCCTTGCGTCCATCGCGCAAAGTATCAGCATTGGCCTGACGCACTGCCTTGAATGGATGGTGAACTGGACCGGCCTGACCGGCCCCGTCAAAGTTGAAGTTAACCGCGTCTATCTGCCCAATACTTTGACCTATCAGGATGTGCAGGCGCTAGTCCAGTCCTGGCAGGCCGGTGCAATCTCTCATCAGACCCTGTTCGACAACTTGGTCAAGGGCGACATCATCGCGGCAGACACGAATTTTGCGGATGAGTTGGAGCGCATTGATCTCAATGCCCCCGGCCTCCCGCCTACACGGACTAATCTGCCTCCCACCGCATGACCTCCAACGACGAGATCCGTGATCTGGCGATAGCGCATCAGGTTTACCTTCTGCGCTATCAGGCGCAGATTGCGCGAGAGATTACGGAACTTCTTCAAGAAGTCGAAAAAGACCTCCTGCAACAACTCAACACCGTCAGCACCGAATGGCAGGCTGACCGCCTTGAACAGCAATTGCAAGGCGTCAGAACGATCATTAGAGAGTCCTGGCGAGTGGCTGAAGAGCGTTTGCAGACGGAACTCAAGGATCTGGCGGTCTATGAGGCCGAGCATCAAGACATCGTGATCCAAGACTCCACCCCGATTGAACTCAATATGGTGATGCCTGCGGCTGAAACCATCATTGCGGCGGTGGAATCGCGCCCGTTTGAAGGCAAGATTCTGCAAGAGTGGATCGACAAACTGGAAGAGGACAGCTACATCCGCATTCGTGATGCGGTGCGTATGGGTGTCATTGAAGGTGAGTCATATCAGCAGATTACCAAGCGTGTCATGGGAAGCAAGGCGCTTCGATACTCAGATGGCGTCATGGCGCTCAATTACAGGCAAGCGCAGGCTTTGGTGGCTACCTCAGTAGCCCACACCGTCAATCAGGCTCGACAAACCTTCTACGGGGCAAACGATGACCTTATCAAAGGGGTTCAGTGGGTTAGTACGTTGGATGCTAGGACTTGTTGGAGTAAAGAAGCCAAAGTCCTAATGGCTGATGGCTCATATAAGCCGATTGGGAACATCTCTGAAGGTGAATATGTCATTGGTGGCGTTAGCGGTAAGCCTTGCAAAGTGATTGGAACTTTTGTTTCAGTTGTACCATCTAGCATAGCCATCCATTATAATGGTAGCCTCATTGGGAGGACTACTCATGACCACAGAATGCTCACACCAGATGGATGGGAAAGAGCAGAAGAACTATGTTTATCTTCTGACGTTTGCCTCGGGAAAGTCATATGTAGGAGTGTCGAACAATCCAAAGCGGAGATTGATGGAGCATTGGAGCAGATCGGAAGCCGGGACTTACGCACTCAGTTACGCGCTGAAGAAATATGGGAATCCTCAAATGAGGATTCTTGCGGAAACGCAGACAAAATTGGAAGCCTTCGCATTGGAGATCAAGTTCATAGCGGAAATGAACACACTTGCTCCGAACGGGTACAACATGACGAAAGGCGGGGAAGGAGCGGATCTTCCCCCGGAAAGATATACCGAGATGGGGAAACGCTATTCGGAGATGCTTCGGATAAATCCAGACGCGATGCAGAGGCGGTTACAGGCTGCAAAATCTGCGGGGCCGAAAGTATCGAACGCCAACAAGAAGTTTTATGCGACAGATGCAGGGAAAGAGTGCATTCGCAAAAGGTCGCAATCTTCTTGGAAAGAGAACGTAACAAAAGCGAATCAGCAACCGAAAACGCAAGCGAGTTTGCAAAAAGCGTCGATTTTATTGAAAGAAAAATGGCAGGACGAAGAATATCGGGCGCAAGTGAATTCAACCAGAGAACAAGCACAAGCGACTTTGAGAGCGACAAATCCGCAATGGGTGCAAGCCAAAGCAGAGAAAATGTCCGAATCAATGAAGAAAAAATGGTCGGAACCAGAATTTCGCGAACGCATGAAAACTCGTCCTGCACCTGTTCTCAGCCCAGAATCAAGGAAGCAAGCACAAGCGAAACAGAAACAATTCTGGACAGAAGAGCAGAGAGCGATTGCGGCAGAGAAAACAAGATTATCTTGGGAAAAGCGCAGGAAACAAAACTCGGACACATCACAGGAACCGTAGAGGCTGGCAATGTTGAAATCGTTTCGCTTTCAATTGAAGGGGATCACAGTTATGTGGTTGGAGAACTTATTGTTCACAACACTCCCATATGCCAATCACGGGATGGAAAGGTATACCCTGTTGATTCTGGGCCTCGACCACCCGCGCATTTCCGCTGTAGAAGTACCACGGCTCCTGTTCTCAAGTCATGGAAGGAATTGGGACTTAAAGAGCGAGATATACCCCCAGGAACCAGAGCCTCTATGGATGGTCAAGTACCCGAGGCTGAAACCTACCAGACTTGGCTCAAGAAGAAATCGCCAGCATTTCAAGACGATGTATTGGGGCCAACCAGAGGGAAGTTATTCCGCGAAGGAATGACATTGGATCGTTTTGTCGATGAAACAGGACACGAATATACCTTGAAACAATTACGTTCCAAGGACGCCGCGCTATTTAAAAAGGCCGGTATTGACTGATTTTATTTTGTGATATAGTCACGCCAAGCGTGATTGTGTCACGTTAACCCCCGTCCCTGTGGGACAAACCATCAAAACCAGAGGTATCGATGGAAATCAGCGAAGAAGAACTCAAGGCCAAAATTGATGAGGCTATTGAGAGTGCAACCGGAGGTCTGGTCAAGAAGAATCAGGAACTTCTGTCAGAACTGAAGGAAGCGCGTAAGGGTAGAGCGATTGACCCTGCCGAATTGGACAAGTTGCAGGCCAAGATTGACGCATTGGAAGCGGATCTCGGTACGGCGCACAAGACCAAGAAAGAGCAGGAAAAGGCGCTCAAACTGGCTCAAGATGCTTTGGCGTCAGAGTCTGGTTTTACCCAGAAACTTCTGCTTGATAACGGGTTAACGGAAGCATTGGTCAAAGCCGGTGTAGCAACTCCTATGCTACCGGCGGTAAAGGCTATGCTAGGATCACAGGCAAAGGTTATTGTCGATGGGGATGCCAGAAAGGCAGTCATTGGCGATAAGGATCTGACAGAGTTTGTTTCAGCGTGGGCAACCACGGATGAAGGCAAGCACTTCATCGCGGCCCCGGCCAACGGCGGCGGCGGTGCAAGCGGTGGAGCCGGTAACGGTTCTGGCGCAAAGGTTTGGACTCGTGAGAAGTTTGACGCCGCGTCACACTTTGAACGGTCTGAATTTGCTAAAGCTGGCGGGAAGGTGGAAGGTTAATTCCTGATACCTCTCGTCGGTGTAACAACTGACTTGAGGTATTTTTATGTCAAATGTTCTCACAAATCTCGCAGCCGACATATACAAGGCTGCGGATGTTGTAGGCCGCGAACTCGTCGGCTTCATCCCTTCAGCAACCATCAACGGTGATGCAACGACTCGTGCCGCTAAAGGCGACACGATCCGTGCGGCATTTACCCGCACCCCGAGTGTCAACACTTCGTTCGCTCCGTCTATGACCATCCCGGAAGGGACCGATCAGACGGTTGACAACAAGACCATGACGCTCGACAACTACGTCAGCGTTCAGATCCCGTGGACCGGTGAAGACATCAAGCACGTTAACAACGGCTCTGGTTTCGAAACCATCTACGGCGATCAGATCAAGCAGGCAATGCGAGCCATCTGCAACAATGTTGAATCAACGCTTGCAACTGCCGCCTACAAAGGTGCATCACGCGCCGTAGGTTCTGCGGGTACGACTCCTTTCGCGTCCAACTTCAACACGGTTGCCGAAGTTCGTCAGATCCTCGTAGACAACGGTTGCCCGACTGACAACCAGATCACTCTGGTTCTGAACTCAGCCGCTGGCACGAAACTGCGCAACCTTGCACAGCTTCAGCAGGTCAACACCGCTGGTGGTACGGATCTTCTCCGTCAGGGCACTCTGCTCGACCTCCAGGGCTTGATGATTAAGGAATCTGCTGGCGTTGCAAGCCACACCAAGGGCACTGGTACGAGTTACCAGCTTTCTGCGGCAGGCGCTGTCGGTGACACCACCATCAATGTTGATACCGGCTCTGGCACTCTGCTTGCCGGTGACTGCATCACCTTTGCTGGCACTTCTGACATCTACGTTGCGAACTCTGCTCTGTCTGGTGGTTCATTCACCATCGGCGCTCCGGGTCTTCGTTACGCAGAAGCAGACAACGATGCCATCACCATCGGCAACAGCTTCACCGCAAACGTAGCATTCCACCGGACTGCTATCGAACTCGGTATTCGTCCTCCGGCTCTCCCGGCTGGTGGTGACGCCGCTGTTGACATCATGACCGTACAGGACCCCTACTCAGGTCTGGTATTCGAAATTGCAGTCTACAAGGGCTACATGAAGACCATGATCGAAGTTCGTGCCCTGTTCGGCGTGAAGGTTTGGAAGCCCAACAACGTTGCGCTTCTGCTCGGTTAATGTTGATCGGGCCACATCATTCGGTGTGGCCCATCTCTAAGGAGTCCAACATGGCTGAACAGATTAAGACCGAAAAGAAACAGGAAAAGGCGTCAGGTTTTGTGATTCTCAAGCGAGATCCCGAAACGTATGGCCCTCCGTATGAAGTAGCTGTCCCGCCTTCAGAGGTGGACAACTACAAGGCCGGTGGATACGAGCCAGCCTAATTTATCGGGGAGGTTCCCGGATTCCTGTGCCGGTTCTTACTTCCCCACCTAATTTTGAGGATACCGCTATGCCGTTGAAAAAAGGTTACAGCCAGAAATCAATATCATCGAACATCAAGGCTGAGATGAAGTCTGGAAAACCACAAAAGCAAGCGGTAGCCATTGCGCTGTCAGTTGCTAAGACCGCCAAAAAGAAGGCGAAGAAATGAAACGCTATTGCTCACGCATTGCGGTCAAGCCAACTACGCTTACTGAAGACACGGCGTATCAGTCTTGGTACAACTCAGACGTTTTGTCTGTTCGCCTGATTCGGATGCACTTACAACTTGACTCAGCCGATGCCGGTGGCGGCGCAAACTCCATTTACGGATGGCAGAGGATCAAGGGACAACCGACAGGCGGCGATACCATCGTTGCGACTCGTTATGACAATAACGAAGAACCTAGCAAGATGGTTATCAATCGCGCCAATGGTGGATTGACGATGACCGGCGTGACTCGGGAAACCTATTTCCTTGAGCGGTCCATTGTCAGCAAGACCACGGGGTCAGCGTCCACGATTGACTTTGACCATTTGGAAGGATTTATCCTGCTTCCGGGTGAAGGGATCTGCATTTTTGCAGACAACACGGTGATCTCAGGATCTGGCGTCTTTGGCATGATTGAGTGGGTGGAAGAATGACACTAATCGTTGAAGATGGCACTGGAAAGGACAACGCAGAAAGCTATATCAGCGTAGCGGATGCGGATACCTACCATAGCAACAGAGGCAACACCGATTGGGCGGCACTCACAACCGGCGAGAAGGAGCGATTGCTACGTATTGCCACTGACTACATGGTGGCGGTTTATCGCCTCCGCTGGGACGGTTACAGGTACGTCAACACTCAGGCGCTAGACTGGCCTCGCATCTATGTTCCCATCAGGGACATTTGTTCCGTCAATGCTTACCCTGAGTATGTTGATTTTGATGTGGTTCCTAATCAGGTCAAGAATGCCTGTGCGGATCTTGCGCTGAAAGCCAACTCTGAAACCCTTCTGGAAGATCAGAGCCAGCAGACGATCCGCGAAAAGGTAGGCCCGATTGAAGTGGAATATGACAAGTTCAGCCCACAATTCAAACGATATTTGCAGATCGAGAACAGTTTGAGCATTTATTTTGCGTCTAGCGCCAATCAAGTGAAGCTGATGCGGACATGACAGCCCTCGACACCAAGGCCAGAGCGACAGCGGTCAAGCTGATAAACAAGTACGGCAAATCCGTATCGCATACGCTTGTCACCGAAGGAACCTATGATCCGATCACAGGTGACATTTCTGGTGGGTCAACGACTGTGGGTGTGCCCAAGGCCGTCCTTGAGGACTACCCCGGTGAGGCATACGCCTCTGGGCTTGTTCAGATCAACGACAAGAAACTAATGATCGCCGCTTCGGGCAACACTGAGCCCAAGCCTAATGATCGATTCACGGTTGGCTCAGATGTATACACCGTCATTGCGGTCGAAATTATCTGGTCAGGTGAACAGGCCGCGCTCTACGTCTCACAGGTGCGTAAATGAGCATGAAGGACATCACCGATAAGCTGAACGGCGCTATTGATAAGGATATCCGTGGCAGAACGATAGAGTTGTTTAAGGCTATCATTCTCACCACTCCGGTAGGCAACCCAGATTTATGGAAAATAAACCATCAGTCTGCCGCGTATAACCGGGCCGTTTCAGATGAAAATTATCGCTTGCGCCAAGACCCAAGCAATCTAACCAAAGCAGGACGGTTGAAAAAAGGGCGTAAAGTCAACGATAGCATGGACATCAAGAAACCTGATGGGTATGTTGGTGGACGCGCAAGAGGAAATTGGCAATGCTCTATCGGCGTCCCAATACCGAATGAAATTGACCGCATTGACGCTACTGGCGCGGGGCCTATCGCAGATGTTTTGGCTACTGTTAAGGCGGGGGAAATCAACTATCTCTCCAATAATGTGCCATACATACGGCGACTGGAATACGAAGGTCATTCAAGCCAAGCACCCGAGGGCATGGTACGGATTGCCCTTGAGCGTTTTGGACTGGGTGAAAGTACATGAGCATCGTTAACATCCGAGCGGCTCTCGAAACACGGCTGAATGCCATGTCACCGGCCCTTGCTACGGCATGGGAAGGAGTGCCGTATACTCCTGTGACAGGAACGCCGTATCAGCAAGTCAACTTGCTGTTGGCGGGTACAGAGAACCCCACGTTGGGTGATGCCATGTATCGCGTCACGGGGTTCTTACAAGTTTTGTTGTGCTATCCACCGGGGACAGGTCCGAAGGCGGCGGCAACAAGGGCTGAACTGGTCCGAGATCAGTTTCGGCGTGGATTGGGTCTATCGTCAGGCGGTACTGATGTTCTGATTGATCGCACCCCAACGATTGCACCGGCAATCATTGATGGAGATCGTTATCGCGTCCCGGTTACGATTTACTTTTCGGCAGACATTTTTCCTTCGTAAGAGGTAGACACAAATGGCAAATATCGCACAAGGCGTAAGCAAGATTCTTGCTTACAAAAAGCAGTCCGGGCTTGGCTCCCCTGCATCTGGATCTGGTGGT